TCAAGGTGGATATCGCGGGTTCGAATCCCGCTGGGGGCACCATTCCAATTTTCCTCGAACCCGCTGGATGTCAAGTCTGGCGGGTTCGTTGCTTTCCGTGTCGTAGTTCAGTGTCACGAGCACGTCTTCGTCGGATACGCTCACCTGCCATACGAACGCCTTCAATAGCGTTGCGTCATCGAGCTTCGCGCCGCACTGCAGGAAGTCCGCGAAGCGCTCCGGGTCTATCTTCTGCTCCTGGATGGCCTGCAGGTCATAGTTGGCGCGAGCCTTCTGCTGCTCAAGCTCGGCTATGCGCTCCTTCACGCCCGGCGCTATGATTCCCTGCTCGATGGCGTTCAGGATGTTCTTCAGCCCGCGCTCCGCAGCTGAAAGGGATTCCGCCGCCTGTTTTCGCCTTGTGGCAATCTCCGCCCCGTCTGCCCTGTCGGCGACCATGCGGGCTATCCTCAAGGCCTCCTCGCGGTCGGAAAGCAGCTCGCGCAGGGCACCGACGATAGCGCCCTCAAGCTCCTCTCGGCGAACGTTTCTCATGCAGCCGTCAACGCAGCTGTAGTACTCGTATTTGACGTTGTGCCGCCCGCGCCCGCTCACGCCCTGCAGGTTTCGCCCGCAGCCGGCGCATATGGCCTTACCCGCCAAGGCGAAATCGCCCCAGTCCTCCGAAGAGCGCTTCTTGGTTCCCTGCACCTGCTGAGCGTCCATGAAAGTCACCTCGTCTATGATCGCGGGCATTCCGCCCTCCTTGACTATGCCGCCCCACTCGTAGCGCCCCGTGTAGCGCCTGTTGTGGAGCATCTGGTAAACCATCGAGTAGCCGCACGGGTTGCCGTTGGAGGTCTTCACGCCTCGCTGGGCGAAGTCCCGAGCTATCGAGTTCACGGTCTCGCGGTTGACGCGCCGCTTGAAGGCCTCGCGCACGAACGCGGCGTCATGCTCGTCTATCTCGTACTCGTCGTCCTCCGACTTGCGGTAGCCGAACACGCGCACGCCATTGGTCTTGCAACGGAGCGCGTTGCCCTCCATTCCGCGCTTGGTGCGTATGGCGGTCTTCTTCGACTCGCAGGCGGCAAGGCCTTCCAGCAGCTTCTCGTAGATGATGCCCTCGGGCGAGTCGGGTATGGCCTCAAGCGCCGACACGAGCTTCACGCCCTTCTTGGCAAGCTCGCGCTTGTATATGGGCGCGTCGTACTCCCCACGGGAGAAGCGATCCATCATGTACACAAGCACTATGTCGGATTCGCCCGCGTTGGCTATCATGCGCTGGAACTCGGGGCGGTCGTCGGTGCGGCCCGATATGGCGTAGTCGCAGTACTCGGCGGCGATGGCATAGCCCTCGCGTTTGCACCAGTCGCGGCACACGCGCAGCTGGTCGTCTATCGAGGCCTCTCGCTGCTTGTTGCATGAAAAGCGGGCGTATATCACCGCTGCTTTTGGCATAATATGAAACGGCCTCCTTTCAGAGGTTCTGTGGAAAGCCCCACGGGTAGCGCTGCAACGCTGTGACCCCGTGGGGCTTCTTTTTTTCTTTACCTATATAAGACGGTAAACGAGTACAGCATCATGTCGCTGTCGCGCGTGTTGGCGCTGACGGCCATCTTGACATCGACGACTTGACAACCTTTGTCCTGGATGCGCGACAACGTTCCGTCGATGCGCTCGGTAACCTTGTCCTCAAGCTGCGTGGCGGTCGAATACATGGCCTTGCCCGCGACCTGGAACACGAGGGCGTGAACCTTCCCGTCGCTCACGATGAACTCGTCCGCATCGCTAGCCATCTTCTTAGCGGCGCTTTTGTTGAACATTCCCATGTGTTATTCCTTCCGTTCGCCAGTATCCCAAGGCCCCGTACCCAATAGTTCGTCAACGGAGCATTCGTAATACCTTGCAAGCTTTATGAGCTTTGATCCATTGATTTCGCGTTGCCCGCTTTCCATCATCGAGTAAGCGGGAACACCTATACCGAGAACAGCGGCCACTTCGGGCTGCTTCTTCCCATACTTGAGTCTTGTTTCCTTGAGACGGAATTGCGTGCCCACTGTGCCCTCCTTGCTTCTATAGGCACATTGTACAAAAAAATTTACAAATAGTGAATTCCTTACTTGCAAAAGGTCAGAAGTTCTTCTATATTCACTAATTGTGAAGTTCACAAATAGTGAAATGGAGGTGCATATGAACCCGATCGCAAGCGAGCGAGTTCGAATCGGTCTTAGCCAAGAAGATTTGGCAACGAAGCTCGGACTCAAAAGCCGCGCCACTGTTGCTAGCTACGAAAGTGGCGGTGAAATCCCCGGCTCGAAGCTCGTAGCCATGACGAAGCTTTTCCATTGCTCCGCAGACTACCTGCTTGGACTTACGGAGAACAGGACGGTGGCCTAAATGGCCGAACAGCAGACGCCCACCAAGCAGCAGGCAGAAAAGCCCAAAACGCCGCGCGAGCTGGCATTCGACCACATGTGCGACGTGCTGGTCAAGGCGTACCGGGAAAGCGAGCAGAAAGGCGAGAAGCAGGCGCGATGAGGCAGTGGTCGACACGTGAACTCAAGTACCTCGAAGAGCACGCGGGCGAAGGCGCTAAAGCGATAGCCAAGGCGCTGGGACGTTCGGAAGACTCGGTTAAGTGGCAAGCGCAACACTGCGGACTCTCACTCCGCAAGCGGAGCCAGTGCCCAAACTGCGGCAGATGGACATTCCGTCCCCTGAACCGGATCAACGGCTGGTGCATCGAGTGCACGAAGGAACTTCACATGTCCGACCTAGCCGAGCAGGCCAACGCCATGCGAGAGGAGGCGGTTAGGGAGAAGAGGAACAACCAGGATCGACAGCGCTACTACAGCGCAAAGAGCCGCGCCAAGAAAAAGCAAAAATAGGCACACCAAAAGCCACACGTGCTATGACCTGCGGAAACATCAGAAAGGAGCACGAAATGCGAAGCAAAAAGAAAGCGAGCGCCCCCAGCTACCACACTCCGAGCGCCCGCATGAACCGCATCGAGAACGATGCTTCGACCATCATACCATTCGAGCGCAAGCCCCGTCCCACCGCGAAGGAGATGCAGGACGCCTCCCAGTTCAAGGCTGGCGTTTTGGTCGGCTTCCTAGCCGCCACAATCATCTTCCTCATCGTCCTGTGGGCGTGGGTAATCCCCACGATGGACGGCGCTGTGGCAACGGCCCAGCAGGCATACGAGACCACGGCGGGTGTCGTCCATGCGTAACGACGAGCGCTACAGCCCCAAGCCGCAGAGCAACCAGCTTGAGATATTCGGCCTCGGCTCCGCAGGCGAGCAGGACTTCCAAGAGGCCCGCAAGTGGATCGAGGACAACCCAGGCGCTTGGAACTTCATGGTGGAGAACGCCGTGAGGCTCAACCGCAAGGGCTACGTGTCGGTCAACTACCTGGTGAACATGGTGCGCAACGAGCTGCACGTTGGCTGCAAGAACGGCATAGCCCCAGCCCTTGCCCGAATCATGGAGGCGCGGTACCCAGAGCTGCGCGGAGCCTTCAACAAGCACCGCAGCCAGAGCGATGGGTTCAGCGAATGAGCTGGCAGCGCACCCTTGCGGCCACGGCGCACATCACCATGCACCCCGCCCAGCTTGTCGGAAAGCAGCGCCCCATGACTGACTACCGCAACCACCGCACCTACACGCCGACCAAGACGCTCAAGGCCGAGAAGGCCATCAAGGACGCGTTCCGCGCGGCATACGGCGAGACCTTCGCCGACCACGACGGCCCGGTTGTGATGCGGATCTCGACCACCAGGCCGCTCGCGAAGAGCAACCCCAAGTACTGGGAGGGCCGCGCCGACCTCGGCAAGCCCGACTGGGACAACCTGGGCAAGCTCGCCTGCGACGCGCTCAACGGGATCGCCTTCAAGGACGATTCGCAGGTCGATACGGGAGCCGTCACCAAGCGCCCGAGGTCGCCATACGGCACCAAACCACGCATAGACATCCACATCGAGTACTTCGTCGAGGAGTACGTGAAGGAGAAGAAATGAACGCCAAATACTTCGAAGAGAACGGCTTTGAGGACTTCCACGGGAGCCAGTTCCACAAAGCGGTGCTCGACCACGCCGCCTGCATCGCGAACAACCTCATGTTCGACGCCACGCATCCTGACAACAACGACGGCGAGACGGAGGCAAACGCCTACCACGTGATGATCGCGCTTTGCGAGGCCGGGCTTTCCCGAATCGACGAGAAGTGTGTCGCCAAGAGCCGCGAGTTCATCGCCGACAAGATCAAGCCCGTCAGCGAGGAAGAGCTCGAGTTCGGTCGCGCGTTCCTTGCCGCCGTTCTCGGCATCAAATAGGAGGTAACGACATGATCAACGAAGCCACCATCCAGGCGCAGTTCAAGCAGGCCACCGTGAAGGGCAGCGTTGCAACCCTGCAATTCGAGATCCTGACCGACAACGCCGACGCCTTCCGCATCATCAAGCAGAGCGGCAAGACGGTTTTGCTCACCGTGGCCGAGCAGCAGCAGGCCATGGACTTCGACGACGAGACGGGCGAGATCTATGGCTAAAGAAACCGAACCGCAGCAGGTCGAGGCCGAGGTCATCGAAACCGAGGCCACCACGCTTGAGGTCACGTACACCGAGGCCACCATCGCTTCGAACATGGACGCGCTGGAGGCCCACGTGAAGAGGGTCGTCGCCGACTACAAGGGCGCCACCTACGACCTCACGAGCGCCCAGGCCATCAAGGAGGCCAAGCACGACCGCAGCTACCTCAACGGCATCAAGAAGGAGATCGACGAACGCCGCAAGGCCGTGAAGCGCGAGTACAACAAGCCGCTCGACGCATTCGAGAGGCGCTGCAAGCAGATCACGGCCATCATCGACGAATCAACCGACGCCATCAAGGCGCAGCTCGACGAAGCCGAGCAGACGCGCAAGGACGCGCTCTACTCACGCCTACAGCAGCACTACGAGGAGTTCGCGGGGCTGCTCGCGCCGGTCGTCCCCTACGAGCGCCTGCATGAGCCGCAGTGGCTCAACAAGACCTTCGGCGAGATCAAGGCGCAGCAGGCGCTTGAGGCAAAGGTGTCCGACGTGGCCCGCGACTGGGAAACGCTCAAGGCCCAGCAGGAGGCGATGCCGCACTACGCCGACGCGGAGCGCGAATTCTTCCGCACGCTCGACCTCGGAGCCGCCTTGAACGCGGCGCGTTTGGCCGACGAGGAAGACCAGCGCATCGCCGAGCTGAAGGCGGCCATGGCGCCAGAGCCCGAACCGGAACCGATGCCGGAACCAGAGCCTGAGCCGGTCGAGGTCCCCGAGCCTGAGCCGATGCCCGCGCCAGCGCCAATGCCCGCCCCCATGCCGGCACCCATGCCAGCACCGGTCGCGGAGCCTTTGGAGGCGTGGACGGTCGAGGTGCCGAGCGCCACGCGATCGCAGATGCAGGCGCTCGCATCCACGCTCAAGGCGCAGGGAATCACCGGAAGCATCCGCCGGGGCACGCCAGCCCAGGTGGCGGCGAGGATGGAGTAGACGATGGCAGAAGACAAGCACATGACGCTGGCCGAGGCCGTGGCCCAGGTGCAGCGATCCGTAGTTGTGCCTAAAGCACGCTACAACGCCCACGGCAACTTCTACTACCGCTCGATGGAGGACATCGTGGCGGCGCTCAAGGAGCCGTGCAAGGAGGCGGGCATAGCCTTCACGCTCAACGACAGCATCGTGCAGATCGGCGAGCGCTACTACGTCGAGGCCACGTGCCGCCTGTTCTTCGAGGACGGCCACGGCGATCCCATGGACGTGACGGCCTACGCCCGCGAGCCTTTGAGCCAGAAGGGAATGAACGAGGCGCAGGTCACGGGCAGCGCATCCAGCTATGCCAGAAAGTACGCGCTTTGCGGAGCGTTCGACATCGACGGCACCTCAGACCCAGACACGCTCATGGGAACCGAGAAACACGCCGAGAAGGAGCCGCCAGAGTTTGGCCAGTTCATCGCCAAGTGCAAGAGCTGCGGCACCTCCTACGTCTTCGAGAGCCGCCAGCAGTACGAGCAGTTCAAGGCGAACCCCGGGTGCTGCCCGTCCCCCGCATGGCAGGTCGTGTAGGCCATGCAAGACCTCTACGCCGAGCGCATGCAGCTCTTCGACAGGCTCATGGACGAGCTTCAGGCGCTGCGCAACAGCGGAAGCCAGTACGCCGAGAACGAGGCCGAGTACCGCAAGGCGCTGCGCATCGCGATTCTTGAGGAGCGATCCAAGGGAACGCCCGTGACGGTGATAAGCGACCTCTGCCGAGGACGTGAGGACATAGCCGAGCTGAAGCAGCGCAGGGACTGCGCCGAAGCGCTCTACAAGGCGAGCCAAGAGGCGATAAACGTGTACAAGCTCAAGATCCGAACCGTCGACGAGGACATAAAGCGCACCTGGTCGAACGGGACGGGCGAAGGGAGTTACTAAATGTCGATCAACCGAGTGAACATCAGCGGAAACTTGACCCGCGACCCCGAGCTGCGGGCTACCCAGGGCGGCATGCAGGTTCTGGGCTTCGGCGTGGCGGTCAACGACCGCCGCCGCAACCAGCAAACCGGCGAGTGGGAGGACTACCCGAACTTCGTGGACTGCACGATGTTCGGCAACCGCGCCGAGAGCATGGGCCGCATCCTGCACAAGGGCATGAAGGTGGCCATCGAGGGCAAGCTGCGCTATTCGAGCTGGGACAAAGACGGCCAGCGCCGATCCAAGCTTGAGGTGATCGTGGACGAGATCGAGCTCATGAGCCAGAAGCAGGGCCAGCAAGCGCCGCAGGGATACCAGCAGCAGTACGCGCCGCAGCCCGCCCCGCAGGCGGCACCCCAGCAGTGGAACGCGCAGCAGGCCTACCAGCAAGCCCCGGCGGCACCGCAGGGCTACCAGCAGGCG